GTTTATCCGGCACCGTTATTGACGCATAACTCTTTTCTTCAAAACTATATAAAGAAATTATCTATATATAATTTGTAATGGCCCGTGGCACACCTCTTGGTTTAATTGCTGCTTGATTTACCCTTTTTAAAAATGCCTCTTAACCCGAATATTTAGCAAATAATTATAGTTTAACGTCATCGTTTATATTTTCAATTTTTCACTGGAGAAAACATAGCGTAGCTATGCTATTTTTTGTTATTCGAACCTTGGTACTTGCGCGATAGCGCATACAGCCTACAGCCTGCGCCGAAGGCGCCACCGGGAACGGTCAATAGTCTGCGCACAGACGCGTAGCGGATGTGAGACTTTGGACGTATGGCCCGGACCCCCCACGGAGGTGGGGGGTGGAGTCCTTTATAGAATAGTTTAGAATAGAATCCCCTGTATAAAAAAACACCTTAGTAGTTTCTATAATGCCATCAACACCTTTTACATTACGTTATGACCAAAAAGAAGGATTAGATGATGAGCGTGTTTTACAGTGGGTGCGTGAACACGCACGCACCCCTGATATTTTAGCGGTTTTTGAGTTAGCTAAGCAAACCAAAAAGCCACATTTTCATATATTGTTTTGGTATGACAAAACCGAATCAACGTTAGGCCAACATTTCAGACCCGCTTTTCCAGAATTGAGTGGAAAGAAAAAGGAATGGTGTATTAAAGCCGTCACAGATTTATATGGAGCTGAAAAATATCATTGTAAAGGTGCTGGTGTAATACACCAGCCCGATGTACGATTACAAACCGGTAAATACACGATAGAGCGTGTTATTGAATTACACGCTGATTGGTTCGCATTCGGTGGCCCTCGTGATGAACAACCTGAATATACAGGTAATCCTTCCGAAGATATTCGCGCTTATGGTCAAGCTGTCATTACTCACCGTATAGAAAAAATTGTAAAACCCAAAAAGAACTTTTTTAATGATGTTATAGAACATTTGCGTAAAACTTATCCTGACCGAGTTTGGAATATACGAGATACTCCATTAATGTTAGACGCTGTTCTTAAATTACATGGCAGACTGTTTCGGCCGTATGGTCCGACACAGTTGGAAAATGAAATGAATGTGATAATGAACATTTTAGTGCCTGAATCGCACTATGCTGATATGTACGAACAACTCAAAGCTCGTCGGAACATACCACACCTTTAAGCTTTATTTAACCAAACCTTTAAATAAAACCTTGGAATCGCGCGAAGCGCGCGGGGGACATCATATACTTATTATATGATGTCTCCCCTTCTATTCTATTCTATTCTATTTTTAGTTAAAAACCCTGCGGTTAAGAACTCCTAGCCATAATATATAAATGGCCAAAAAGTATATGAAGAAAGCTCCTAAGAAGAAAGCCCCTGCGGGTCGCCGAAGGCTCCAACCTGTTATTACACCTGCTATTCTTGCTGGTGGTGCTACTTTGTTAAGACGTGGATATAAGCGTGTATCTAATGCGCGTAAGGCACAAACTGAAGCAAAGTTCAATAGAGCTAAGCGTGCTGTCCAAAACAGAATATCACAATCTGACAATATCACAACTGCCAAACCAGTTGTGGTTGGAAAACAAAGAACTATATCATTTCAGGAAAAGGTTTCAAGAACCGTACGGCCTCCGTTGCTTTTTAAGCGCGCGTACAGTTTCAGTGCTGAGTGCCCATCGGGTAGGAAAGCAATGTTCTCTATAAGAATTAATGCCATGACAAGTGATGATTTAAACACTGACCTTACTACTTACAAGTCTTCTTTGTTTAGTGATACCGGAACTGCCGACGCGCAAATCTCCACTCAAGCAGAGCGCGATAACGCTCAATTTTATGTTGATAAACATACTGAGAAAATACAAATGGTTAATAGTTCTTCTAATTCAATTACTGGTAAGGTTCATTTGTTCGCTTACAAGCGAGATTCTGGCACCACTTATGCTACGAGTGGTGTTATTTTTGACCCCATTAATATGTTAATGTATTATTCCACACAAGCACTTTCTACAGTTGCGGTTGGTCTTGGAAACGAAGCATTCATTGGTAATGGTTGGGCGTTCCAAAATGGTGGTGGAAACAATGGTTTAAATTGGGCAGGTCAGCACAATATGCCAGGTTCAACTATTAATGCTAGTGGTTCAACAGGGTTTTTTGACCCTGCTTTAAACTTCTCATCTCCACAGGTAAAAGATGGTATCAATTTTTGGTTTAGAAAAGTTGGTACTAGTTCCAGTTTTAGTTTAAAACCTGGACAACAGTTTAATTCGTCGTTTATATTTAACGACCTTCCTATTATTAATAGGGAAGAACAATCCCAGTATGTTTTTATTGCTGGTGTTTGTTATATTGCTGTTGTTGAGTTTCAGGCAGGCATTGTCGGTGATAGCACTGCTATTACCGGTGATAATGTAATCAGCACGGGTACGTGCCAGTTGTCTGTAATTCGTGAAAATCAACGTCTGCTTGGTATGAAAAACACTTTGCGTTCAAAGACTATTATGCAGACTGTCCCTCTTACTCAGATTGCTATTGCCAATCAGGTCATAATCAATTCTGATACCGGTGTTGGTTTATCCGGCACCGTTATTGACGCATAACTCTTTTCTTCAAAACTATATAAAGAAATTATCTATATATAATTTGTAATGGCCCGTGGCACACCTCTTGGTTTAATTGCTGCTTGATTTACCCTTTTTAAAAATGCCTCTTAACCTGAATATTTAGCAAAATCTATAGTTTAACGTCATCGTTATATTTTCAATTTTTTCACTGGAGAAAACGTAGCGTAGCTATGCTATTTTTTTGTTTCGACCTTTATTCTTGCGCGAACGCGCATACCGCATTGAATCGCGCCGAAGGCGCTGCGCCTGCGGCGACACGAGAGGAGCGCAGAACGCCCAATGGGGGGGCTTGTCCCCCCCTGGTTAAGGGCGGGCAAGCACCGCATCGCATCCTCACATCGTGAGGATAGACAGTTTATCTATAAGTTTCCTATACATAAATTATTTTTCAATTCTTTTAATTACCCAACGGTCTTCACTAAGGTTATCATCGTTTAGATTTGGTTCGCAATTTGCGAACACTACTACTATTGGTGGGTTAAATACTTTCATTCCTGTTTCATATTTTGTATTTGTTATAAGTCCTACTTTTATGCTTTCAAGCGCACTATAACTTATTTTATTTCCTTGGCTTCGTGGTATATCAAAAATAATACTCTGACAAATATCCATATCCGCATTAAATACAAGATTCATTAAATCCGCATATTTTCCACTTCCTAAGTACATTGTTTGATGGTGTACATACATATATTTAGCAAATTGTGATTTTCCAACATTTCCATCAGGTTCCCAGTACCAATATATTTTCCTATCATCATACTCATTGCTCGTAAGAATATTTTTAACTTCTTCTTGCCATGGATAGAGTTTTTCTATCAGTCTTATAGGTTTTGGCAAGCCTTTAGTCCATTGCCTGCCACCAGGTTTTCTGGTTTCTTGTTTAGAGCAGTAAGTTATACAATCTTTTACAGACCCTTTTAATGGTTTCCATTGCCCACGACTAGTTGGGTCCCATACAGTGCTGCGTTTTTCAGTGTCAAATGACACTACGCCTTGTAAATGTGGTGTCCCAGTCGTAGGTGCTATTTCTTCTTGGAATACAAATATTTTTGCGTGAGTATTGAAATATTCTAAAAGCCCGCCTATTTGTTCTTCTGTGTAGTTGTTTATTGTGAAAAAATGATTTTTTCGCTTTGGAATCTGTAAGGATTTTGTTTCGGGGAGGGGGAAATGAGTATTACCCCCCTCCCCGCCTAATCCGCCTAAATCAGCCTGCGTTGTCATTTTATAGGATTAGGTGAGATATTTATATACTTTTTTACATTAATTATAAACCCTGTGTTTAAAAAGTTCTAGACATAATGTATAATGGCTAAAAAGTATATGAAGAAAGCTCCTAAGAAGAAAGCCCCTGCGGGTCGCCGAAGGCTCCAACCCACTCTTGGTGCTACTATTGGTACCGTTGCTGCTTTGGCAAAAGTTAAACGTGCTGTTAGTGCTTATGCGACTCGTCGTAAGAATGCCGCTAAGCTACGTGCTAATCAAATGGCTGCTGGTCGTGTATCACAGAGTGATAATATTACGACAGCGAAAGCGGTTGTGGTTGGAAAACAACGTGTAATTAGTTTTCAGGAAAAGGTTTCAAGAACTGTCAGGCCTCCGTTGCTTTTTAAGCGCGCGTATAGTTTCAGTGCTGAGTGCCCATCGGGTAGGAAAGCAATGTTCTCTATAAGAATTAATGCTATGACAAGTGATGATTTAAACACCGACCTTACTACTTACAAGTCTTCTCTGTTTAGTGATACCGGAACTGCCAACGCGCAAATCTCCACTCAAGCAGAGCGTGATAACGCTCAATTTTATGTTGATAAACATACTGAGAAAATACAAATGGTTAACAGTTCTTCTAATTCAATTACTGGTAAGGTTCATTTGTTTGCTTACAAGCGAGATTCTGGCACCACTTATGCTACGAGTGGTGTTATTTTTGACCCCATTAATATGTTAATGTATTATTCCACACAAGCACTTTCTACAGTTGCGTCTGGTCTTGGTGCCGAGCAAACCATTGGTAATGGTTGGGCGTTCCAAAATGGTGGTGGAAACAATGGTTTAAATTGGGCAGGTCAGCACAATATGCCAGGTTCATCTATTAATGCTAGTGGTTCAACAGGGTTCTTTGACCCTGCTTTAACCTTCTCATCTCCAC